TCGCAGTTTATCTGAAGCAGAAAGGGTTAGCCTTGCTGAAAAGTATACTCAACTTGAAGACCAAAAAAGGGGAATTATGTTGTCTATATTCAATGAAGGCTATGACCCTACCAACACCAGCGTTATTGATAACCCCGATTTCAAATTATTGAGACACATAGATGAGAAGAAGCAAGATGCTGATGTCATACATCAGATTGCTCGTGACCATATCATACCGGGTATGAAGAAAGCAAACCCCGATGCCTTCCCTCTTGATAATCCCGCTCAATTCCTGATAGACTCAGCACAGGCTTTACACGATGCTGAGTTGTTTATGTTACATTCTAGTCATGATATACATGGTATGAGTGGATTATCTCTCTTACATCAACAAAAGGAAGATGATAGCATTCAAACCAAACAAGGGCAATCCTATCATAAGCAAATTGCTGCATCGGTTAGAGACTTCGGTATTCCTTTGGATGGAAGCCTTTCGGCAGATGACGTTTTAGAAAAATTAGGAATAGGGATTTCTAACTATGAAGAGTATCTTGCAATGGGGGCAAGCGGCATATCAGAGAAACAGGGGAAAAAATACTTGGGTAAGTTGTATGATAAAACGGGAAGACACAAGAAGCGTCTTCGACCTAGCGATATGAAGGCTCATATATCGCATGTGAGAGCCATTCAAGAGGCAATAGACTCCGGTAAGACACATGTTAGCACTATGGGTAACATTCTAGCACAGAGGGATGACTTACCTGAAGAGGTAACTGACCATGCTTCAATGGTTGAGCACTATGACGATGTAATGAGTCGTGCCGCTACATCTAGAGGTGGTGAAAACTATGGTACAGGTATTAATCCATCAACAGACAAAACTCATCCATTACATAGAGACACTGGACGTTTTCACCAACTGTTGAACCTTTCTACTGATGAAGAGATGGAAAATTGGGGATTGGGCTATCATAAAATAGACAAGAATGTTTTTGGCTCTGAAACCCGTAGACTACAAACTTCAAGTGGTAACATAGGCAAACCAAACAAGGAAGCGTTACCCAATAAAACGAAGAGATTAATGAATCATATCATTAGTTATGATGAGGGTAGTGCTCCTGATTTAGATGAAATAAGCAATGTCGGTAAAGTGACTAGAGATGAGATTAGTCATAATCTAGTCCCAATGAACTCTGTCCGTTCTAATGAGGGAATGAACTCTTTCTCCTTCCATTCTAGTAGCGCACAGCAATTGCATAACGGTAAATCTATGCTTCCAGCGTCATCTGCTATGAGTATTGATAGAAATGGTAATCCTACGTGGGGTGTGAATACCCAACCCTTGTCTCTCGTACCTGCATCTGAGGAAGGATTGATAAACATGCACGGGCAAGATGCGTTTACAACATTACAGAATACAGCAAATGAACAAGGATTAGACACAATGTTCAGAAGTTCTGCCTCAAACTTACAGAGGGTTAGTGGTGAGAATCCTATGCCTGAATCTGTAAATTTCTATGACTTTTCCACTAGTTTCGATAAAATACCCCATAGCGATTTGTTGAAGAACCTACCAAAAGAAATGCCTCTATTAGACCCTTATCACAAGGTATTCGATTATGAGGACATAGAAGAACTGAAGGGTTTTACAGGAGATTGGGCTGTTACCGCATTAGAAGTGGGTGATAGAGTGAAGGTTACTAGAAAGGGAACCTTTGTTGAAGTTAAGTCGGAAGATGGTAAGAAAGTGGGGCTATCTGATAATATGCGTTCCTCTATTAGAAAACTAGGAAGTAAGAGTTTTACAATGGATGGTGTGTTGAATCACAGAGGACTCTTCATGATTGATTTGATGTATTATGATGATACAGACGTAACGGATATGGACGTTAGAGAGAGAATGAAGTTACTAAGAAGCCAATTCGACAGCCATGAGGACGTATTTGTTCCTAGTCCCTCTACCTTGAGAATGACTGATGAAGAAGGATTAGAAGAAGCAATTAAGTATCTAAGAAGCGAAAACAAAGATTGTAAGATTCTAATTAGAGATGCCAAATCAACTTACATGAAGGGTGAAGAGAAGCATCCGAAGTGGATTCTACTAACAAAGGCCGATGACGACTTCCATGTTCCCTTCTCTATGGAATTGGATAATGACGCCTTTATCATTAATTATGAACATGATATAGTAAAGTTCGATATAGTTGATGAAGAACCTGTAAATCCCCGTGCTATCATGGGAGAGTTAAGTCAGAGTAATTACACGTTGAATCTAACTAAGAGCCTAGAGAAGTATTGGCGACCCGCATTCTATGATATGTTGAAAGAAGAAGAAGATATTCTTCCTGAAGATAGAGAAGAGGAAGTAGAAGACAATAGTGGTGGGTTGTTGAAACCAAAGAAAAACTCCACACTAATACTCAAACCCAACGTGTTGAAGAATATATTGGAAGTGTTAGAGAGAAGTATGGATGCCTTAGAGAAGGGACACACCCCAATGTCGGGCGGAAAGGGGTTGGGTATTGATGTCGGTAGCGATATAGAAAGCCCTAGAGGGCCAACTAAATTAACCAATGAAGCCGCTTTACCTGATTGGGATATGAAGGAAAGACCTGAACAAGACCCTGAAAAGCCTGAAAAATACCCGAATAGGGAGAAAAAGGCGTTAGAAACCAAAAGGTCTGAATAATTAATTGTTTAGTTTTCATTCTATTACTTCTTTATTCAATATCCGGTTCATTGATATAGTATTGCAAAAGAGATGAGTATGTGTGTTATCCACTGCAAGACTCTATGATGACGATACCATCGTCTTACTCAAGGCAGGTAATGACCTCGTAGTAGCAGGGTACGCAAGCGTAGAATTAGTAGACAAACAGGGGGATTTAATTACAAAAACTGCTTTGAAAGACGGTTTCAAGAAGTTTATGACTGAACCCAAATACAGAAATGTACAACTAGCACACTCAAATATACAAGTAGGAGAAGTTATTCCAAATTATACAGATAGTGAAGGGAGGGTATGGAAAAGCGAAGTTGATGATGTCGGAATGTTTGTAGTAATACAACTCAGAGACGACATTGAGAAAGCAAAAGAAGTTGCTGCTGAAATCAGAAAAGGAAAACTCAGAGGTTTTAGCATCGGTGGACAGGCATTCAAAAGAGTAAGGAAAAGCGACCCAAAACACGGCGACTACCAAGAAATCAGCAAACTAGAACTACACGAAATAACAATCTGTGAAAAAGGAATAAACCCGGAAGCAACATTTAGAATACTAAAGGAAGACACAAATAATAAGGTGAATAATATGACTGAAGAAAACGAAGATATGACGAAACAACTTGGAGACGTACTGAACCGTCTTGAAGGCCGACTTGACGCTATGGAGAAAGGCTCTATGCCACCTGCGTTAAAGGAAGCAATCAAAGACAAGGCAGACGATTCTGATGATAAGAAGAAAGAAGACGATGCAAAGAAGGCGTCTGATGATAAGAAGGACGACAAGGACGACAAAGAAAAGTCCGAGTTCTCTGACGTTATCACATCAGATTACCTAGACTGGATGGAGAACACTCTCAAGTCCGGTGGCGTAGACATTGACGGCGCACGAGCGCACTTTGACGATGTTAACAAGGCAAACCTCGGTTCAGACCTCAAAGAAGACGGTGCTGAGAGGTTCGCTGCACAGGTAAAGGGTCGAGCACAGGAGAATGGTGCTCCATCTACTAACGCAATCTCCCGCACAACAGGCGGAAAGGGCAAGAAAGTCGAGAAGTCCGACTTCCTAACCCCATCAACTGTAAGTGACGCAGACATTGAGGCAGCATACGAAGTCTACAAGGCAGCGGCAATGGAGCAAGAGTTCCGTGGCTCTCTAGAATCACAGTTCGCAGACCGCTTTACAACAGAGCGCACAGCAGAAATCGCCAAGGCTAAGGCAGCACAGTTTGATGCCCGTGGCCCACTTGACGAGGTAATGAAGGCTCTAGAGTCGCTAAACGAGAGGATTGATTCTCTAGGAAGCGGAGAAGGAGCAACAACCATCGCAAAGAGCGAAGACGCAGCCCCACAGATTACTATTCCATCAACTCAGGACATGCACAAGATGTCATGGGATGAGGTACACGCCCTAGCAGACAGGGCTTTTAACAAGGGAGAGTGAATAATATGGCAAGAGATTATGTACGAACAATAACAGATATGGAGAGATACTACTACGGTGCAGGTAACGCAATGGGTTACTCATACACTGGAAGCGAACTACTGAAGGCCGACAGCCCAATGCTGTCTACAACTGCTGGTACTTACCAAGCAATCTACGGACGCAAGGTTTGGTCACAATTGAACCAAGAGTTCAACGCCTTCTCAATACTACCTAAGAAACCGTGGGACAGGTCAGGATGGCGTGTCATCACTGCAAAGCCTAACGGCGGTGCTCTACACGGTGGAGTTGCAGAGAACGCAACACTACCTGAGACTGTAAAGCCTACCTTCCAGCACATTGGCGCAAAGCCAAAGACGATTGCTCACACCTTCGACATGTCGGAGACAGCAATCTTCCTAGCAGACAGGGACGATGGACTTGGAGACATCCGAGCAGTTCTCAAGGAAGAGATGGGCAAGCACCACGCAGAGATGGTCAATAAGATGCTACTAGGAGATGTAGACTCACCAGCGGCTAACAACTTTGAGTCGCTAGACCGAATTACCGCTGCTGATGCAGGGACAACCGGACTTACTGGACTGAAGACATCAAGCAGCAACCCGCACGTTAGTGCTGCTGCTGACCTAGACATCTACTCAATAGACAGAAGCGCAAACTCGTGGAGTCACGCTGAGATGGACTGTGCTGCTGATACACTAGACGCAAGCCGCAGAACTTTCAGCCTAGACCACCTAGATACGCTGTTCCAGCGCATTTGGGAGCGTGGTGGAAACCCCAAGGTTATCCTAACGGGTTACGACACTCTAATGAGACTACAGCAACTACTACAGTCCCAACAGAGGTTCATGGAAGAGAAGAGAGTCACCCCAACCTACAACGGTGTAAAGGGTGTACCCGGAATCGAGGCAGGTTTCATCGTAGCAACATACAACGGTGTACCAATCATCCCAACAAAGGATATGCCCGATGATGGCGGAATCAGCCGTCTATACTTCTTGGACACTGACTACCTATACTTCAGCACAGCAATCCCGACCCAATACTTTGAGTCCGGTATCGAGACTGGTGACCCATTCGCAATTAACAGACTAGGACAGGAAGGACTTTACCGAACTATGGGTGAAGTGTGGACTACTTTCTTTGGGGCGCAAGGCTCAGTGAGGGATTTAGTCTGAGGACTCAATTGGAGAAAATGAAGAGGTGAAATGATATGGCAAACACACTAACAGTAACAGGAAGCAGTACGACAGCAACCCTTGTGGGAGCATGGGAACTCAGAGCGGGTTCTCATGACACCACTGAGTGGTTAGACGGAGCAGCAGATGTTTCGTACCCCGGCGGTGGCCCCGGTACATTCAACGCATCTAACAGCGATGGTGCAAATGGGTACGACCCAGCACCAAAGATGGCACTAGTTACACTAGGCTCAACTACAGATGGAGCAACCGTAACACTAAGCGGCGGAGCAAGCGCAATCCTCGGAGTATTTACCGAGAACGGCACAGCCAACGCAGGTGTAGCATTGGGAGCAAACTACAGCGGTCTAGTGGTTACACTAGAGACAGCGGGAACTGTAACAGCCGGACAACTACTAGTTATGTACAATTGAGGTGGGTAGTAATGCCTATCCTCAGATACAACGGGCCTTCCTTCTATGGTAGATGCCCTGACCCAGCAACGGCTGACTTCACTCGTGGAGAAGAGAGAGAAGTCAGCCAAATGTGGGTTGATGAGTGGCGAAGGGTTCTAGGTGAACCCAAGTTTACCTTAGTTGGCGATGAAGGAGTAACTATTGATGCTGGATTAGACGGCATCCCTGATTCGGGATGGAGAAACAGCGACATTAAAGCATGGCTAGTTGAGAGAGAAGTAACAATCTCAAGGGGCTATACAACGAAAAGCGGGCTACTACAACTGGTGGCCTTACATCTCAATCCACCTGCACCTACCCCTGTTGTGGTAGAAGCAGTGGAAGAGATTGTTGAAGAAGTGGTTGAAGAGCCAGTAGAAGCAACAGAAGAAATAACAGAAACAACAGAAAACGATGGAGAGTGATATAATGGCAATTAGTTTTGATAACAGACCGACAGTATTTGGAAACCTTATGGTGATAACAGGCACGTTTGCTAATGGCGATTCCTCCGTAGACCTATCCGGTTATTTGGCGGATATAGTTTCGTTCACAGCAATGGAGAACGATTCCACGCCAAGAGCACTGGTGGCATCATACGATGGCACTACTGCTTACTTCACGGAAGCAGGGTCAGGCGGCGGAAGGTTCATGGCTATGGGACACCGCAACTGAGGCGGTGAACAAGTATGGTGAAAGCAATACAAGTGATTGGGCCTTACAGTCCTAAGGAGTTCTCAGGTGCTGGGAATGACGGTGCGTTGAGCACTAGCATGACGACAGACATTGAAGCCCTAACGGGTTACAAT